GTAGCATTTGCAATTGCGTTAACTGTAATTACTTGACCAGCCGTTATGCCGTGCGCCGCAACCGTATTAACAGTAACCGTGGTAGTTGATTGGCTGATAGAAGAAATTGCCGCAATAGAAGATAAGACGGAAGACGATAAAACAGTATCCCTAGATAAACTTGTAGTTGATAGCGTGTACGTACCAATACCCACTTCCCACTCATTTGCAACTGGATTGGCAATTGTGTAGTACGTGGTGTTAGCGTTGCCAATAACAGAAAATGCCTGATACCCACTGGATGTGCCAGCAAGCACAACAGACCCTGTGCCCGTCGTAGTGGTGTTCTCTCTTACTCGATCTTTAAGAACTAAAGCCATTTTGCACCTTTATGGGTTAACTATTGTCTGCCAATTTGGATCGGGCGGTGTTTGTGATGTGTCAATCACTGTCCAAATGGCTGTCAAAGTTGATGATTGTGTTTCCGCTGCGGACATTGTTTCAACGATTGATGCTCGCAATTTAACAATCAAGATTTCTGTATCAATCATTGCAAAAGACTCATTCACACTAACCTGAAAAGACTGCCCAGCGGCAGTAGAAAAAGGCAAAGCAGAGAATGGGGTGTTAGCAAACATGATTAGGTAATTACTACAGTGTAGGTGACAGCCAAGATGTCAGTGGCTACAACAGTTCTTGCAGTGGCAAAGTCGCCAGCCGAGAATAAAATACCTGTTGTATTACCCGGCACAGTTGTACCACCAAGGACAATAAAACAACCAGCTACCGTAGCTGAACCAGTCATCGTAAAACTAGTTGGCGTCGATGTTGTCTTGCTACCGCCAGAAGCGGCAGAAAACACAGGTGTGAGCCGTGCCGCAATAGCTGTAATCTCCGCCCATGTAGCGTGGGAAGCCATAGTGTCTGCCACAACGGATGTACCAACACCTTTCAGGCCCATCAGTACTGCGCCAGCACCAGCGTTACCCAGAATAGAGTCTAAAGTGGCGTTCTTGCCAACTGTTACTACTAGATTTTCAATGTCGTCTTCCCATTTGACATTGCCTTGAAAGTCTGTGCAGACCACATGGTAGTAGCCGTTCATGTTCATTGATTCAGTAACCATTTATTGCTCCTGTTAGCTACTGCGAATTAACGCCGCTGTCGATGTGTTGACGGGCATCGTAACTGTGAATGTGGTGGTTGATGTCTTGTCTGACCCAAAGTCCAACACCGCAATAGCCTTGTTAGCTTTACTTGAGTTGTAAATCAATGCGCCACGAGCGGTCAAAGCCGCTGTCCAAGTTGCGTTAGGAAACCCAACATAGGCTACAGTGCCCAATGTATTTACGGTGATACCCGGTAGTGTTACCCCACCAGCCGTGTAGCCTGTCGCTACAACCTCGTCAGTCACGCTGTAGATGGTTGTATCCGCGCCCAAATTAGCTGGTGCAGTGTAGAGAGCAATCTTAATCACGTCCGTGACTAGATTATGGACACCCTCATACAACTGGGCTTTGAAGCTGGTGGTGAGTGTTTGGGCGATCATTTAACTGGAATCCTAACTTGACCGTCACGGTACGCATCCATACGTTGCTTGCCATCACCCAGATTTTTAAGCAAATCCATTGCTTGTGCATACATGCCTTGGTACACCGCAATTAGGTCAGGCTCACCTTTCATGAAGCGAATAGCCTCAACCAAAGCGCCGTTCAATAACGCAGAACTAAAGTTATCGCCAAGCCAAGAAGTACCAGTGGTGACAATCGACTCAGGGTAGTAGTAATAGTGGAGTTCTAGCTTATAAGCACTGTTTGGCGTGGGGCCAAGAATAAAACTTAACTCATTAACTGCTGTAGATTGTGGGCCAAAAATTGCGTAGTACTTTGGAAGACCGGTGCTTGCTGGAGTTGGAAACGCTTCACGAATGTAGTTAACGTCCTTGTTTAGCAAGAATGTATAAGTCTCCGTAGCTAATCCGTAGTTCTCAATAACCGCCAAAGAATACGTAGACAAAAAGTCGCCCGGACAGGACACATACTTATTGTTTACCGTTAACGTACCAATTACGTTTTTACGCAGGTTGGCAAGTTGAACAGTGTTGTAAATCTTCTGTTCAGCCTGCTCCGTGAACAGCGCGTACTCATCCGCTGTGAACTCGTTTTCACAAATATCCGCAATATTTGCAACAAGTTCAGCGTAGTTCATGCCATTGGGCCTCTTGCCATGACACCTTTAGTGGCTGCGCCAGTGCCGCGAATCTTGATACCAGAGGTCTTTGGCTCTTTGTATGGATCACGACTGATGTTGCCAACAGACATGTTCACATCGTTAGCAGTCATACGGTTACCACCTTGGTATCCGCTGTTCTTGATATCTACACCAGACTTACCATCCATAGTGTGTGGCTCTGCATAGACGCTGGCATCGCCAACTTCTTTGCCCATTACTTTTTTGCTAAATGTAGCCATATCAACCGCCTTTTTTATAGGTGAAAGAAGACTTCTTCTGATTAGCCACTTTGGCCAGACCACGACCCAGAGTTTTCATCTGAGCGTTTGTTTTGCCGCCCTTGGCCAACTTGGTCATAGGCTGACCGGGGTGTAGCTTCTTCTCGTGCTTATTCACCATACCAGCCATCATCTTTTTGTCCTGTTTTAAATCCGCTTTGTCCATTTCAAACTCCTTATGTAACTGTAACCGTAACTGTACCAAGTTCTAACGCTAACACCAAATAATTTGGTGTTAAAACTTCATCAAACCCACTTGCGCCACCTACCGGTGCCCAACCCCACTGAAACACCCTGCTGCCGCCCTCTGGATAACCAAAGCCATCTACAGCCACGCTGTTGGTTGTCAGTATCTGCAAACCACTTTGCCCAGAGACTTGATAGCTTACGTCAGGACGTGGCTCACGCACAGCTTGTGGATCGTTAACTGGGTACATACCCAATTGCAACTGTGGCTGGTCTGGATCCCAGCAAGCGCGGCAAGCCTTAATCTTAAAAGGCTTTGTCTTAACGGTTTGCGTACGCAACTCTTTGAGCATGTAACGCTGGCCACAACGGTCACACTCTGCAATCGCATGTTTGCCCGAGGCGAACCGATTAGGCATAGAACATATTTCTTGGCACGAATCTCAACGGAGAGGTATCGCGGTCTTCTGACTGGGCTAAGTCCCACTGTTGTTCGTAATCTGCCTTCAACCCCATCACACGATTAGGGTCAGCATTTGGTAGCTTCATACTCAACAGATAGGCCAACCCTGCAACCATACAGGGAATAAAACGAAATGGGATATCTTGCACGGTCACGCCCGTACCAGCATCCTGAATACGGCGCATGCGGTAGTACACAAACATGTACTGGTCACCGGGGGCGCTAGGTGTAGGCCACACGTTAATTGCGGGTAGATTCTGCACCGTTAAGAAGGCAGAAGGCCCAGCAGTATGCGTTGCAGCAGTTGTACCGTTTTGTCCACGAGCGCAATTCAAAAGCTGATTGGTCACGGGGTCGATGTTAGGGTAGCTGATTGTCTCGTTGTCAATTTTCACAAACCCAGCGGTGGTCAAACTATCCACATTGGACACTGTAATTGTGGTGTCTGTAGCTGAAATACTAGTTGCCAGCGTTACTGAGGTGAGGTTTTCCTGACCAGACTGGCGGTTGTACCAGACCTGAATTGGGCGACCTTGTGCCAACTTGTTTGGCAGGCTCATGTATGTCGATTCGGAGATACCGCTGATGTTGATATCAATCTGGTTAGACGTGGCATTACTTTCGCGGATTACCATGTCTAAGAGATTGATTGTGTCTACGGGCATGGGGTAGATAGCCTGCCCTGTCACCATAGGAATTTGGCCCTGCTCAACAGTCCAGAAGTTTAGGCCACGGTTGGCCCACTCAATCGTCAGCAGGTTCAACGACCGACGAGCGGTTCGGAAGTTATAGCCCGTACGGAGTTCTTGACCACAACGCTCAAACGCCTCTTCAATGAGGTCGTTCATGTCGAGATTAAAGACGGAAGTTCCTGTGGTCTGGGCCATGATATATCCTTAACGGCGACGCAATGAGGCGATTCCACCATGCGCCATTTTATACCCCGCAGCACGTCCTTGCTGTAGTATTTGCCCAAGGGGTATGCCCTGAGATGTTTTATCCCCAGCCTTGTAAAACTTTTGATCGCCCGGGTTGTATGCGTAATCTTTGTACTGTTGGCCAGCGTAATTTTGTAAAGTCTGTGCAAACCCTTGATCACCAAACTGTCCAGCCTGACTCATACGGCTAAAGTCCGGCCCTTTTGGGGCTGGTTTGGGATTACGTAGGCTGTCTCTATATGCCCTGACTTTTGCATTTTCTTCCCTGCGCTGCTGCCTCTCCGCCTTGCGTAGCTTATCCCCTGTTAGGTATTGTTGACGTGGGAGAGTAGAAGGAGGGGGTGGGGCGACAGGAGCAACCGTAGGTATAGGGTTAGCCAATAGGTCAGGTGCTTGAACTTGTGGTTGCTGTGGCGTTTGCTGCTGCATTTGCTGCATTTGCTGAAAAAACGGGCTAGAAAATTTAGGAATTTGCCCCATGCCTTGTTGGGGCATTTGATTACCCTGCGCTAAAAAGTCAGCTTTTGCTTTTTCCATGTCTGCCTGAGAAGCAAAACGAGCTTGCGTTGCAAATCTATTCCAATCATCTTCAGTCCTTGGACCTTGATTAAAACCTCGAGGCCCTTGTGGTTGTGGGTAACCACGTTCGTATTCTGGGCCACCAAACTGAGCGAATCGCGGGGATGGTGGAGGCATCATTCCTTGTGGGGAGCCAAAATTATTTGGATTGGGGCCGAAACCACCCTGCTGGGGCATCATTCCTTGTTGGCCACCCATCATTCCAAGTTGGCCCATTTGTGGGCCACCAAAATTATTTACACCGGGGCCAAAACCACCTTGTGGTGGCATAACTGATAATTGCATCTGGCCACCACCCATTCCGCTCATTTGTGGGGGTGGTGGAGGCATCATGCCTTGTTGGCCACCCATTGGGCTTGCGCCCATTCCGCCTGCTTGCCCGCCACCTTGTGCCATTATCGGTACCCCGCTGTTTTCTTTGCAATTGTCTTAGGTTGGGCTACGAATTGTTTCCCTTTAGCTTTGCCAGCACGTTTTGCACGTGTTGTCGCAGCGTACTCAGAAGCGCTGAGACTTTTGATCGCAGCTTTTGGAAGGTATCTTTCGCCTGTGTCAGAAGATTTTTTACCACTTTTAGTTGTCCAATCTTGTTTGCCCCAGTCCTTGAGAGACTGTTGCGGTTTAGCCAACCCACCACCGGCCATTTTCTTACTCGCACAGTGTGCCTTTTCTGAGAAGCCTTTTGGGGCATCACAGTTTATGGACTTCTTGCGCTTTTCCGACCACTTAGTCACGGTACCCGCCGCCTGCTTTTTTGTAGCGCTGTGCCACCATCTGTGCTTTTCTGGCGCTCCATTGTCCTGCGCCTGTACCTGCTGTGGCTGCAGCTTTGACGCTGTTAAAAATCCGTTTGCGTAACTCAGGCTTGGTGTAATTGCCAGCAGCATTCACCTTAGATTTGACCTTACCACCCTCTTTGTACTCGGTAAAGTCGGTGTCATCCCGTCGCGCTTTTGTCTTAGCGCCGGGCATTTTTGAGGGGCGGATTGCGCCCATACCACGGGATGGCATCATTTTTTACCACCTTTAACTTTTTTGGCTAGAAACAGTTTATCAACCATCTCTATCCGCTGGGGTTTGGTTGTAACTTTGTTGATAATGCCCAGCCGTTTAGGTTTACTCGCACCGTAAAACCCAGCCTTTTTTAAAGACTTAGCTACACTGCTATTGGGTTTTGCGGTTGCCATAGTTACACCATCTTTCCACGAGTTTTACCTTTGATGGCACAACCATCAGCGCGTTTAGACGCAGAAGAAACCTTGCCGCCTTTTTTCATGGGTTCTCCAGCAGCTTGCTTTTTGCGTTTCTCTTCTTCATCATCACGAAAAGATGAAGCAAGTGCGCCAAGGCCACCAAGAGAGGTCAGCTTGCCCATGAGGCCTTCGCCAGTAACAATACCAGCAAGTGGAGATAAATCACTGAGTTTCATAATTACACCATCTTTCCGCGAGTTTTACCTTTGATACAGATGCCGTCTGCACGGCTGGAAGCAGAAGAAACCTTGCCGCCTTTAGCCATCTCACGGGGAGATGGGGGCATCTTCTTACCTTCAGTAAAAATACCACGGTTCTGTTTGCGCTCGTAATCAGCAAGTTCCTTGGCCGTAGGGCCACCTTGTTTGCCACGACCCGCGCCAGCTTCAAATTGTGTCGCCATGATGGCTCCTTAACAGGCTCTGCCGCCGCTCTTCATAGTGATCATCTTGCCTTTGGTTTTACCCTTAGCCTCAACGCCACCACCTTTAGCCATGCCGCCCATATTCATCTTCTTCATGGCGGAATCTTTCATCATCTTGCCATCAGGCATCTTGTGCATACCGCCTTTAGCCATGAAGATAGGCACTTTTTTGCCGTCTTTCATTTTCATAGGCATGCCACCTTTTTTCATCATTGCTGTATCAGCCATAGGCGTAGGCTTCTTCATGCCGTCTTTAGCCATACTCATACCTTTTTTCATCACAGGTTTACCCATTTTTGTAGCCATAGTATCACCACCTTTTGAAAATTTGCGGTTCTTGTCCGCAGTTGTAAATTCTTTTCCCACGGACTGTGGGACTCCCGCTTTCTTAGCAAATGATGGATTGTTGGCCACCGCTGCCATGAAATTATGTTGAGCCTTGCTTTTGCTTGGCATCACTTACTCCCAGAATACCAATGCACAAGCTGAACTAACCCTGCGCCAATAGTACCGCTTGCCCCACTAATCAACATCAGCATCCTCCAGCCGCCTTTGGCCTCAGACAGCGTTTTGTCAATAGCAGTCAGCGTTGCCTGCATGGCCCTCATGTTCTCCAGCATCTTGTCCATATCATCTTGCAGGTGCTTGATGTCGGACGCATGCGTAGCAAGTTCACGGGCTGTCTTGATGGCTTCTTCGGTCATGTCAGCACATCTTTCCACGGGTTTTCCCGCGCTGGGCTATACCATCGGCGCGTTTAGAAGCAGAAGACACTTTTCCTCCACGTGAATAATCATCACTCATCATTGGGGTTCTATTGCTACTACTTTGGCGAGGAGAACCAAAATTTAATTGACCTGTTATTTGTGGTTCTCGTTCGCTTTCTTTGTAATCTTTTGCGGAGCGTGAACCCGTAATACGATCAAAAGTATATTTATCTTTAGGTTTAGCGCCGCCAACTCCGCCGCTTGGTGGTGAGGAAGAACCGCCACCGCCACGATTGGGATCGTATTCGTTAATACTGCGTTTCATAACAATTCCTTAACAGTTCCAAGCTCTCAGAGCTTTATTAATCCTTGAATCCGGATCGTTTGCCGTCTTGGCGCTGGTCAGTTTCTTTTTCATGCCACCCATCCGCGCACAGAATGAGTCTTTGCGAGAGCCGCCTTCCGGCTGGGGACGTTTCAAGTTCATACCTTGCGCTTTCGCGGAGGCTCGGCCTTTGGCGTTCAAGCCGCCCTTCTCGGACTTGCCTTCTTTCCTCTGCCATGCTGGTGACTTAGCCATAAAACACCGTTATCGACGTTACGGTTGTCACGTCTGCATAAATGTCTGTGCTACAGCGAATACCTTCTCCGGGCAGCGCCACATAAAACGGAACCGGGTTTGCGTTTGCAGCCCAGCTACTTTGGAACACAACTGTTCCACCAGAGCCGCCGTCTTTAAGCGATAAGCCACCACTACCAGTTGTAGGTGTAATTAAGATACCTTTAATACGGGCGGGTGCACTATATACCGTGTTATCTGCGGTTAGGTACGTGCTTTTTACGTCATACTGCATTGCCATAATCAATCTCCTTTAAAAAGGGGGCCGAAGCCCCTTGGGTTGATTAGGCTGTACGGGTAAACGCGTAGGCTGTTGCGCTAGAAAACATGATCGTAAAACGAGCAAGGCCGGTTGCGCCAGCAGCGATAGTTAAGTCACCAAAACTACCGGCAGTGTCAGCGGCGGCGGTAGACAAAATACCGTTGACCGCTACAACAATTGTCACTGTGCTTGCGCCAGCGGTGTTGTCAATATACAAGTCAAAAACTGTGCCTTTAGCCGCTCCCAGTGCCGCTCCAAGCAAAGTGCCCGTAGGCAGCGTGATGGCGGTTGCAGAGGCGGAG